AAACATCAATAAAGATTGGGTTCTTTGAACCGAGTAGAGCTAGGTGTGAATTAATTAGATAGATTTGCAATCCTCTGCGTAACCATTCCGCCACGTTGCCCTAAATCAGTTTGTCCTTATATACCAAGCTTTTATTAAATCACAAGTATAAGAGTTCATCAATATCTTACTTGGGCTAACTGGTGGATAACTAGAGGTACCAGTTGGAATACAACCATAGTTTTAGATTAAAGGGTCAACACCCATTCTCACAGAAACACTTTAGATTATATTCGATAGTTTAGTTGGATCTACTCATAGAGAGGCTCATAAAACTTATTGAAAAAATATTATAAAAAAATATTACAAAAAATTTTATGAAAATGAAGACTGGAGCTTTAAAGGAATGGACGCCTTGTTGGAGCTCCAGTCTCCTGAATACTTTGTGATTACAACAAGGTATTACTAATGCAGTTCCTAATATAATGATTTTATCTAAAAACACCTAATGATAGTTATCCTTTAAATTTCGTAAGGACCTTTTTTATGTATGTTGCGACCTCTGTTGGTAGCTCTATATTTGGATGGTGTCTTAACGTAATCAAGTCCATTATGATAACCTGTGGAAGAGTATCCTGCGTTAGACATATTAATTAAACCACTTCCGTAATTCTTTGAGTAACCCTCTGGTTTTCTCCTAGTCAACTCTAGGTCTTCACGTAGCTGTTTCTGGCGCTCTTGTTTTACCATACGTTCAACTGTAGGGACCAATGCAAGCTCCTCTGGTGTCATACGTCCTCTTAAGGCAATCATCTTCTTCATATGATTATGTTCTGCAAAAGCAGCATTTGGGTAGGAGCCTTTTTTAACTGCATTGTTATGGTTACCACGATTTATTTTATGTTTTACTGGGGACAAATCTATTAATTGAGGTGGGGGACAATCCTGCTTTTCACGCACTGCCTCTTGGCTCTTAAAAAAATACATTCCGTTTTTAAAAATATAGAGATCTTTATATTTACCTCTTTGCATATCCTTCTTAACTGCTTCTCTTGATTTTCCTCGCTCATTTGCAAATTGAGATCTTGTAAGTGTATATAAATGTTCGTCTGTTTTCATATAAAGGTAATTCTGTTACCCTGCTTTTTGTACCCATTGTACCCACAGGTGTTGCACCCTGTTATAATTGAGAGGCTTGAGTGAACCAAATGTTAATTATCCTTTAAATAATAATAGATCTCTCAACTCTCAATACTCTCAAGCTAAATTATAAACTTACTTTTTTATTCAAGACAACCACTGCCGCAGTAAATGCATATATATAAAAAGGTTTGAAGTGGATGAGGGTTGAGTTCTATTTAATTAAATCAAAGAAATCCTGCAAACTTATAACAACCAATGGTTCCCTTGAGTTCATCTTCATAGCAACTGCTGGTATCATCTTGTGTTGACCTTTGGATGCCTGCTTATACCAGTCATAGATAGTCTTCATTTTGTTCTGGTTTTTGCATTCAAAATTTACACCCACCAGCTTACGAGCCACTTTAGACAGCACTACATCAGGCCCAGTTTGTCCGTGATTAGCTGTAACTACATCTGCTGGCCTCAAGTGTGGGAAAGATTTTAATATTTTATCTCTCACAAGGTTCTGTAATGCCGCTGACTTACGTCTTTTACTCATAGGTTTCATCAGTAGTTTTCTTCCGCTTCCATACGTTCATTATATTCACCATAGTGTTCTTCCCATTCATTTTTAGATAATTCACTTTCACCTATTACGTATTCCTGTGGGATTGTTGCAGTACGTCTATCGTAAAATTGACCTTGAGTATAAAGTTGCCACAACTGCTTATCAGTAGCTTCAACATTTAATATCATTGGTGGTCTACAATAAATCCAAGCACCATCTTCATAAACTCTTGTAGGATACTGTGGGTATTCCAATACTTTAGTTGCATACAGTCTCTTACGTTTGCCCTGTGGTCCTATAGCTTGCTTTGTTAGCTGACCATTAGGAAATTTAGTAGCAATAGCTTTAACAAAATTTTCAATATCTGACTTTTGAAAAAATATTCCTTTAAATAATTTAGATTGTTTCATAGCCAAATACATATCTAAAGGATGACTTAAACCATCATATCTCCACCTAACAACTTCTTCTGAATGCTCTCCAGTACCTCTGGTTTCATAATAGTTAGCAAAAGGAAATGTTTTATTATCGTATGCGTCTTCAAGTATTGATGTGATGTCATCTTTATTATTATCTATCAGCTCTTGCTTATCAGCAGTAAATGGAGCGTCTTCAAAAAACATATTTCGATCATATTCAACTTCATTTAAAAGATGATATTTGAAAGCTGCAGGATTTTTTATGTGCTTAATTATCTCCCACTTATAACCCTCTGTTTCTAACATAGCTGTAACTTGCTCTTTAGAGTGCTTTATATTGATCACAAAGGCTCTCCTATCTTCATTCTCTATATGAAGAGGTGTATCTGCATTTGAGAATACAAAGAAATTACACAAGTTAGGTATTTCTATTTGAGGCTTATTCTTCGGATTAATAAAAAGGTTATCTTCTGTAATTAAATCTTTGAAGTTATTAGACAGCTCTTTAGTTTTAGCTGTATTTTTTGACATAACTACTTCATTCAAAAATATTAATTGTGCACCCTCAATTATGGTTGAGTGTGATCCAGTCATTTGTTCAAATTTCACATTAGGTCTAACATTTTTAAAACCAAACATAGACTGACATACTTGAGCAAATAGTTTCTTTCCAGCTCCTTGGATTTTAGAGTGCATAATTGTAAACCATTGAACCTTAAGTCCGCAGTTACCAGTCTCTAAATAATACTGATATTCTTTTTCTGCATTCAGCATAAAGGCTAGCTTCTGTTTTATGATGGTCCAATTATCTGCACCTAACAACCAACTGTAATATTCATTAATTTTAGTTACATCTCCTTTGACAGCTTCCATCTTACAAGGCTCATAAATATTAAGATAATCTCCAGCTCCAAGTCCTTTAACATCTCCATTATTTAAACTAACTAAACCTCTTGGTAGTCCTGCGTGTGTTAGATAAGCTCTAACTTTTATTGTGTCACTATCTTGCAATAAAGATTTACTAAAGCTTTTAACTTCATGTTTCCACCAGTCATCAATTTGTTCTTTAGATAACCAAAGGTCAGTTTCTTTTTCATAAAAATCTGTTCTTGATTGAACGTAGATATGATTATTCTGTACTGCTTCTGTTATGGCGCTAAAGCCTTTTGCGTCTAAATAAGGTTCTACTTGGCATATCTCTTTGATCCATTTTCTTTGAGCATTAAGATAATATTGTTCGTCATACTTATCTTTGGCTACAGATCTCTCAACACCTTTAATGTAGTTGTGCAATTTCTGCTGGTCCAAAGGTTCATCAAGTACATCATTAAGCTCTTCTAGTGATACATCACAGTCATATAAAGATTTGTATAGTTGAACAGTCATAAAGGCTTTGTTACGTCCACCACCTTCTGAACCTGATAGCATTCCTACTGCCGCTACTACTGGTAAATGTTTTCTATATTTATGTCTAAACATAAACTGTTTTAAATTTAATGGTCTTCCATCAGGTGTGAATGCTGTGTCATATTCAAAGCTGTAAGGTAGGAACATCCAACGTCCAACAGCACCATCTCCATTGGGTACAGTAGGGCACGTTGCAACTTTATCTGTAACTATATTAAGATCTTTCTCAATACGTTGCTCAAGTTCTTTTGCCATTTCAGCGGCCTCTTCCACGTGCATAGGCTCATCTAAAAATTGTATTACTCTCCATCTTTTATTTGGTGTCATAATGCAATCAAACTGCCAACCAAGTTTGCTCCATATTTTGCTACTGAATTCTTTAGGATTAATTCTTTTATCTATGTCTATGGCAAGCCATTCACACATTTTTGTTGCCTCATCTACTGGAGATCTACCTAATAAGGTTTTTCCATTAAGATGATTTTCAATTAATTCTGCTGTTAAAGGATCTGGTGTTTCTTTAGATAACTTCTCTCCAGTCTCTTTAATAAAATTATAACATATTCCGTACTTGTTTTTTGCTCCATTAAATATTTGTAAAAAGGTTTCTGCATTAGTCATTTTTATCTCCATCTTTTTTAATTTTTTTCATCGAATAAATGTGCTGTACTCTTCCACTCTCCAGCAGTGTATGCTTCTGTTCAAACTGGTGGTATTCAGGAAGTTTCTTATTGTGTTTGGTTATGTCTATTCCAAGGTCCTCTGCAAACTTACCCATCTCGTGTAACCCATTGTAAGCTCTAGTAATCTCTACGTGAGACTTAAGTAACTCTTGGTTTTTCTCCAAGCAATCCTCGTGCTTTAAGTGGTAGTCATAGAGTTGAGCATTCAGTTTCCTTATGACTTTATCTTGTTTTTTTATGTAGGTATGTTGTTTGCTACATAGCTTATTTAAGTCTCTATAAGATACGTATTCGTGCTCGCAAGATAGTATTCTAGGTTTAGGCTTTATATCTTTTGTCATAGTATTCTCCGTTGTGATCTTTGGATCCGATACTATGGTCAATTAATTTCTCTACTGTTGCTGCATTAGATAATTTTACGTCTTTAACTAGTGAAACAGAAAGTTTCTTTATTTTGTCCATTGTGTCAGTTCGCAAAGAGATTGATTTATAATTGTATTTACAAGTCATTATTTTCTCCTGTTGAGTTGGTCTTTAACTTTCTACTTTCTAGTCTTTCTAGGTCTTCATCTTCTTCAACTTTAACTATTCTATTTTGCACTGTGTTCAGCATTTGTTGCAAAGAGGGTAAGTTAAATCTTGGTGTATTAAATAAAATATTTCTAATCTGATAAAGGTTTTGTAGTTCCTTATTGTCAGTCATAAATTCTCGTAAACTTCCGTTTAAAATTTCTAAATCTTTTAATCCAGCCATTAAATATAATCTTTCACTACCTTCATTATTCCACCACTGCCATATGTAGCTTCAAGGTTTCTAATTTCATTTTGACGTCTATTCTCTGAATTGATCCTAATTCTCTCTTCTAAAGGGATCTCTGGTACTGCAGGTTTTGCAATAGGTACAACTGCTGGTGCCATAGGTTTAACTTCAAGTGGCATACGTTGAGACTTATGTTTGCCTATAAGTTTTAATTCATCATCTCCTAAATATTTTCTTTGTGAAGGCTTATTCCAGTTAGCATAAATTGTTTGTCTAACCTCTTTTGCGTGCTGTCTATCAGTGCTGCTTTTAGGATCTTTAGCAAGCTCCATCATAATCTCCCAAGTATTCATTTCTTTTTTTTGGTTACTGGGGTAGGTGCTAGGGTCATTATTATCAAAAGGCTTTGGTCTTTTTATTTTTGCTTTAAGTTCATTTCTTTTTTCCCAAGATACAATCTTTTTATCTTCATAGTGTTTTGGCTTTGGTCCACCATCATACATATGATGTAGTCTCTCTATGCGTTCACTTGCAGTTTCAGCTCTAGGCTTACGCAGGTCATCTTTAGGTTTACCTAGGTTATCAATTATATTTTCAAATAATTTTTCATCTTTTTTAGGTTCAACTTTTTTAGGAGAGTATTTAATTACCTGATCAACTATTGGATCTTTGGCATTAACATCATCAAAGGTATTAGTGACTGGGTTGTGTATGTAATAAGGCTTATTCATAATTCATACCTTTGAGATCCATATTTTTAAAATACATCTTCACACCTCTAATCAGTTCTTTGGTGCTCTTTGGATCTCTACCATTTTCACTTCTGAATATTGCTTTAAGTGTACCAACATCCATATTAGAAAAATCTACTGGTCCACCATCACGTAATGCTAATTTCTTTAGCTCACTTACTGGTGTTGCTTTAAGCCAATCTGTAACTGTACCTTTGAAACCATCTTTTTTTGCTTCTTCATATGCCTCTTCAATAGCGGCTGTAAGTTCTAGCTCTATGTTATGGAATGGATCTTTTTCAGCTAGCTTTAGTAAGCTATCTTTTTCTGACAGATCTCCTCGGCCTTCTAAAGCCTTCTCAATATTATTCATCATTGCTTTTGTTGCTCCTTCGGTTTGTTTTTTTCCTCATATAAAAAAGGAAATCTTTTTTTGGTAGCTGTTTTGATAGCTTCAATTAAATAGGTTTGATCTTCCCACGTTTTCTTTGCCTGAAGTCTTTGAGAGGAATTAAGTTTAGGCCACCATTCCTGATCGTATAAACTTTTTCTAACATCAATTTTTATCTTCATTAGACAATCTCCTGATTAACTTCTGGTTCAACTTCTGTGAAACCTTGAGTTCCTAGAGAACCTTCAACAAGTTTCTTAACTTGGACACCAGTCATCCGTAGGGTGCAACCTAATCCAGTTCCAGCTACGTTGTAACCAACAGGCTTATAGTTAACTCTTAAAATGCTGCCGCCCCAAATATTGCTATCTGCTAAACTAGCAAGTTTGTGATCAACACAAGATGGTTTAAATTTAGATTTAAAATGAAACTGTATTGTTCCATCTTCTAATTCTTTATAAGGCAGTGGGGCACGTTGGAAGGCATCAGTTTTGTTAGGTGTTTTTTTACCTTCTATAAGTAATTGTTCATTAATTATATTTTGTATAGCCTTAATGTCTTCTTGAGCTTCCTCTTTGGTAACCTTAAGTTTAACTTGGTAGATACCTTCTGCACTAAATTCTGTATCTGGTTTATTAAGATGAGGGTATTGGGCTTCTCCAAATGCACTAGTTATTTGTTTTGTCATTTCGTATTCTCCGTTTGTTTTCGTTTATTTTAATTAGATTTGACTTAAGGCCTTCTTGCTCCACTACCTCATAGTCATATCTGTAAGCCTTATTAATTTTATTTTCGTATAACCATTTAAGGAATGTAGTAGGCTCCCATTGATTTTCTCTAACTCCATCAATACGAAACATACCCATCTCTTTGACATCTCTGCCACCATCAAGCCAATCTTTCATATATCGCTTAAGAGCACTCTCTGACATCGAACCAAATAGTTCAACTAACTGTGATTGAGATAAAAAAGGTTTATCGAATTTAAAATTTAACAAGTCGTCCATATAAGTAATATACGGACTGTACTCGTAAAGTCAACGATGTATTCGTCTAGTTTACGAATTTATTTAAGTTTATCTATTAGGGTTTGAGACATCATTTTAGAGGTACCTTCATACTTAAAATTACCTTCTTTGAAGTATATTTGCTGTCTTGGTTCAGCTATTAGTTGAGCTAAATTCTTGACTTCTTTTTGATGGTCGAATTCCTTATGTGTAGGGTAGGCGGCCCATAATCTCTTGTATTTTTTTTGACTTACAAGCTCTCTTACAGTGTCAATCTTTGGCTTTAAAAACATAGTTTTGTTTTCTTCATATCTAGCCCAAATATACAAAGTAAATCTAGTCATCTTCCAGTGGAACCTATGACCAGTAGTTTTAGTATCTAAAGCTCTCTCAAGTATTCCTAAAGCTTGTGCTGGTGGTATCTTTTTATCTCTTAAGAATTTAACTAATTTATCAAAATCTTTATAATCTTTCTCGGCCATAAGATCTTATTCGTTGATTACACGAGTATTGTCAATTATTTCTTTTTGAATGAGTACACTTTAGCCACATCATCTGCATATTTAATATGATCATCAATATCTGATTTATAGTAATAATTCTCTAGGGTAGAGGATTGTTTATGTCCAGTTATGGCTATGGCTTTATCTGTTGAACCTAATGTATCTGCCGCAATGGTAGATAAGGATTTTCTAAATAACTTCTTCTGTCCATCAACACCAGTTTTCTTAACTATCTTCTTCCATACACTCTCAAGGTTTTTAGTTCTTGCGTCATCACTTAAGCAAAAATCTATATCTCCACATTTGTGGCTAGCAATACGGCTTCGAGGAAATAACCATTTAATGAATTTATACTTTTGATACTCTGGTTTGGTCCTTTGGTAACTCAAGCTATCTAACACCTTCTGTATACCTTCTGTTATCACTATGTATTCTTCTGATCTACTTTTAGTAATATTAGCTGGTAATGTTATTACTCTTGAGTGATGTTTACTTTTGTGTTTCCATAAGTCATCAGTAGTTATCTTGCAGGTTTCCTCTTGTCTTCTTGAGGAATACATAATCATCATAACTGCTTCTGCTTGGAATGGGTGTTCATCACGTAGTTCAAATGCTGCTTTAGCAATCTTCTCAAGCTGATCTGTTTTGAATTTCATATCATTATATCTATGATTATTTGAAACTCTTTTTTTAGTGTTAGTTATTACAACACCACCATATTTTATTCTGGTTGGATCTAATTTATCATCTCCTGATAAAAGGTTTAATTTATTGCAAGCTCTATAAAGATATTGGAATGCTTTAAGTCTATTCATTCTAGCACCATATGTTGAACCTTTGTTACACCAGTTCTGCACCAGTCTAGGTGTCAGTTCGTCAACTCCAAGGTTACCTAGTTGACTATCATAAAGACTTCTCTCTGTTTTACTTTCACAGTTTTCGTATGGCTTAAAGGTCTTCCAATAGTTACTCCAAGTCATCTCATCTTTTAATGCAAGTACACCACAACCTTCTGTATCTTCTGTAAACAATAGCTGTTGCCTTCTGCTGTTCCAGCCAAATAAATATTGTGTGTAAGTTTGAATTGATTTTTTATCTATTGAACCATCAAGTTTTATCCTAGGAAAACTCTGTTCACATATAACCTTTATTGCTTCTCTAATTGTGTGCTTTTGAGAATTGATAATATCTTCTTTGGTAGTCTTCTCATCATTAGGATTAGATAACCATTCGCCATCTCTATTTTTATGTTTGCTTACCAGCAGGTTTACATATTGCTCTATCTCAAATGTACCAGTTGTTCCTAGTTGGAATAGTCCACACTTATGAAAGAATGTTTTTTTAGTACCCTTAACTTTACCTATTAAATAAAAGGTCTTATTGCCTTTTAGGCTCAATCGCAGGTGCATACCTTTGAGATTACCAGCCACATCAAATGGTATAGTAGCTCTGATCTTAACCTTAAGTTTATCTATAACCTTATCATCCCACTTTAACTTGGCTAACTGTGGGCTAACTTTCGTATTGTTATTTGTCTGTGCGTCCATAATTCCAAAATAGGTATGGAAAGAAAAACATCAATAAAGATTGGGTTCTTTGAACCGAGTAGAGCTAGGTGTGAATTAATTAGATAGATTTGCAATCCTCTGCGTAACCATTCCGCCACGTTGCCCTAAATCAGTTTGTCCTTATATACCAA